TTGAACGATCTGATGGTGGCTGTGAGCACGCAGGATGAGGTCATAAACCACGTTGACGCGGTTCTGAATCTCATCCTTGGTGCTCTTCTTTGCCACGTATTAGTTGCGGACTTGCACAGGCATTACTAGATAAGTTACACCGTCCACGCCACTAGGTGTCAACACGACGGGTGTGGTTGCCGTATTGGCGTGCAGCGTGATGGCTTCTGCGGGCTTGAACGCCTTGATGCCGTCTAGCAGGTAGTGGACGTTGAACGCCCATGCGCCATTGGCGGTGCCTTCCACTGCTAACAGCTCGCGGCCATTGTTGGCATCAGCTTCAGCGGTGATCGCAAGTCCACCGGCGCTGGCGGTGAGCTTGACAATGGAGTTGTGCGCATCGGCAATGATGGCGACACGCTCCAAGGCGCGGGTCAGTCGGCGACGATCGGCGGTGATGGTGCTTTTGAACTCAGCGGGTACCAGCTTGGCCACGTCTGGGTAAGTGCCGTCCATGATGCGGCTGTAGATGGTGATGCCGTCACCTGCGTCGATCACGGCTTGCCCTTTGGCAACGGCAATGGTGACCACGCGATCTTGCAGCAGGCGCATGGTGCTGGCGGGCAGCACGAGGTCAAGTCCATCTGGCAGGTCAATGGCGTAACGCATGAGGCGGTGCCCGTCAGTGGCCTCCATGTGGCCACTGCCGAGGTGGATGCCTTGGAGCATTTGCTTGCTGGCGTCGGTGCTGGCAGCTGCCATGCAGGCGCGGATACCAGCGGATAGGTGCAGCTCGCTCGTAGCGGCGTCCACAACCGGCAGCGCGGGGTAATCCGCCGCATCAGCCGCTGCAAGGCCGTATGAGCCCGCAGAGGCGGTCAGAGCGCCATCTGCGAGGGTCAGAGCCTCATCGCCGTCAAAGCGGCTCACAAGGCCAGCCAGCAGCCGATACGGCAGCGCTACGGCGCCATCGGTGTCCACTGCGGCTGGGATGGTGACGGTGATGCCGAGGTCAAGGTTGAAGCCGGTGATGGTCATGACGCCACCAGCGGCTTGGATCAGGCAGCAATCAAGGATCGGATGGCTGCTGCGATGGCCAACGGCTGGCGCGATGGTGCGCAGCGCGTGATCAAGATCTGCTTGGCAGGTGACGGCTTTCATTTGACGGTGGCGGCAGTGACGAGGCTGGTGATGATGCGTTCGTAATCAGCGGCGAAGCTATCCACAAGTTCCATGGGTAGCGGTACGCCGTCATCAATGGCGTTGTCGGCAATGGCTGCGGCGTACGCCACTGCTTGGGTCATGGTGTCATGCAGCCGATTGATCACCGGTTGATGCTTGGCTGGAATGTGAATGAGCGATGACATATGCAACGAGAGTTTCAACGTGTCGGCGGTTCAGATCACCACGCATGAAGGCGCAGGCGTCCGCCACCAGAGCATGGTAAGCCGCCGTGGTCAATCCTGCAACAACCCCACCGCTCAAGGCACGCTGCCGGATCAGATGCGCACGCGGCATTCCATGTGCTGCTGCTTCAGCGTTCAACCGCGCCAGGTCGTCAGCGGTGACATTGATCTTGATTTCGGGCATTCAGTGGTTCCAATCGAGGCGGAGCATAGGCAAAAAGCGGCGTCCTAACGCAGCTTGCGGGGTTCGGACGGTGAGACGCCTTGCGGCCACTGGTCTTGTCCTACCGTCCTACCGTCCTAACCTCTTAATAAAATGGGATAAAGAGGGGGAGGAGGAGGGGGATTAGGAAACTCTTAAACCCTATGTAGGACCAGACGGGGATAGGACGGCTCAAAACCCAGTCACTGCAATGGATCTCGCCGTCCGCACCCACTTAGGACGGGGCGTAGTGCCAACGTCTCTTGCCTGTCGCCTCTCGTTTGCGGACCAACCCGAGATCCTTGAGAATCGCAGCCACCTGCATCTGATCCGAGCGGTTCTGCCGCTCCAGTGGTTTTTTGATTCCGTGAGTAAGAACGTCCTCAATCGTGAGCACATCACTAGAACGCCTGCGGGCAAGGTATTCCTCAATGGCACTACGCCATGGCGAGTCAATCACGTAGTTATCGTTCTCTTCGGTCACCTTGACTTCCATCTCAACGGGTAGCCGGTTGGTCTCACCTGCCCTGTAGGCATGTACAACAGCGGACCAAATCGCATCGCGTTCAAGCATTAGCGAAGCGGTATCAATCTGGTCCTGCTGCGTCTTAGTGGTCGGGATGACCCAGAAGCGGCGGTTGCCAGTTTCATCCACCAGAAACCCAGTGGTTTTGTTAGTTGTGCCAACGATGATGCCACGCCTTGGGAATGACTCAACCTCCTTGCCATAGGGCACACGCATTAGATCAATAGCCTGCGAAAGAAAGGCTTTTACCTGTCCGGCATGACGCCTACCTGTGATGTGGTCAAGCTCCGCCCATTCCATCATCCACGACCGATGGAGCACCATCACGTCGTCTTTGGTTGAGATGTCACCGAGTGCATCCGAGAAAAACGGGCCACCTAAGCAACCCCAGAAGCTGGATTTGTAGGCACCTTGATCGCCCATCAATACGCAGGCGGTGTCGTGCTTGCAGCCAGGGTTGAAGGCACGCGCTACAGCGCCGATCAGCGTGCGCTTGAGCATCTCGTCATAGATGGTCGGTTCCGGCAGCGTGGCATCACACGGCCGCAGGTAGGCGGTGGCCAGCCTGTCGATGTAGGTCGGTGCAACGTGGTCGGCGCAATGCTCTAGGTAAAGGCGCACCGGGTCGTATGGCTTCTCGCTTGCCACTTGGACCAAGCAGTCGATGGCAAGCTCCTTGCCGACCTTGTAGCCCTGCTCTGCCAGCTTGAGGTAATAGCGGTCGACGCCTTCGATCACTTGGTTATCGACCTCGATCTGCTGGGTAAAGATGTTGAGCCTGATGTCACCGGCGTTGCGACGCAGGTACTCCAGCAGCTCAGCGGCCTCCAGCTTCTCTGGCTTGCCGCCTACTGGCGCACGTGCAGGCTCCGGGTTAGCGGTGCGGCCACCAACCTCGCGCCGTACTGGGCTGGCGCTACGCCATCCGTCTTTCTTGGCCATGTCGCCAAGGGTGCCGAGCGTGATGCCGGATTTCTTAAAGCTCCGCCACTTGCGCTGGCAGTCGCTGGGTTTGTGCTTAGCGGACTGCGCCGACCACTGCTCCCATTGATCGAGCAGGCTGTCATCGCCGACGCTGTGAAGCGACATGCCAACCGCAAGCCAGTCGTCGTAGTCATCAGCGCGGTTGGCATCCAATGCGGCGAGGTATGACCGTGCGCGATCTGCATCGCCCTGCGGGTCAGGCATCTGGACTAGCTCGGCGCGTACCGGCTGCGGCTGCGGCTTGAGCATCCGCTCAATCAATCCAATCGGCGCTTCTGCTATGTCGCGGTCGCCTGGCCCATGGCCTGGCACCCAGTAGTAGCCGGTGGTTTGTGGGTGTGCCCCGGCTACGACGGACTGGCAGCCGTTCCAGCGCAGCTCTACTTGCTCGGCCTTGCCGTCGTCATCAATGACGCCGGTCTTGTATTTGCGCGTGGCGATCGCATCCCAGTACTGCTCAGGTACGCGGTAGATGATTTGCATCCGGCCATCGCGGCCTGACTTGACCACCCAGCTGCGCGGCAGGGATGACAGCGGCAGATCCCACTCGGCCAAGAGCGTGCTAGCTGACTTGCCATCGTGATCCAAAAACAACAGACCACCGGAGGGCACGCCGCAGCAAACACCAATGGCACGTGCGCGACCGCTGCTCAGTTCGGCCAGCAGCGCATCCTTATTAAGTGGGTTGTCTTGCCACGCCGACTGATACGGGCGCTTTTGCCCATCCACGGCGACATAACCCCAGTCGTCGGGCAGGCGGCTCAGCTCATCGCGCAGATTCACTTGGACTCCTTAAGCGCCTGCTCCAGCAGCAGTCGAATGGCGGTGGCGCGGTTCATGCGATCACCACGCCAGGAATCCAGTTGCCGCAATAGGTCTGGAGTCAGGCGTATATGCGTTGGATGGCTAAGGCGCACTGGTTTCGACTACAGGCTTGCAAAGCGTAGCAACAACTGCTACGGTTGCAAGTGGCTGCACACTGCCATGACCTACCAAGACTTCTTAGCTTCCAAATCCACTGCAGCACCTGTTGCCGGCTTTGACCCGCAGCAGTTCACAGCGCCGCTGTTCCCCTTTCAGCGGGACATCGTGACCATGGCTTGCCGCGTTGGCAAGTTCTGCATCTGGGCCGACTGCGGCATGGGTAAAACCGCCATGCAGCTTGAGTGGGCCCATCAGGTGCATCAGCACACTGGTGCCAATGTGCTAGTGCTGGCACCGCTTGCGGTTGCACATCAAACCGTACGAGAGGGCAGCAAGTTCGGCATCCCATGCGCGTTCGCTGCAACGCAAGCCGATGTCAAGCCCGGCATCACGATTACCAACTACGAGAAGCTGAGCCACTTCGATCCGAGCAGCTTCCAAGGCGTAGTGCTCGATGAGAGCAGCATCCTCAAGGCATACACCGGCAAAATTCGCAACCAGATCATCGAGTCATTCGCGCAGACGCCTTACCGGTTGGCCTGCTCAGCCACACCAGCACCCAATGACCACATGGAGCTTGGCAACCATGCCGAGTTCATCGGTGTGATGACTCGCACTGAGATGCTGGCCATGTTCTTTGTGCATGACGGCGGCGACACTGCGAAGTGGCGGCTCAAGGGTCACGCGCGGGACAAGTTCTGGGAGTGGGTCTGCAGCTGGGCGGTGACCATCCGCAAGCCGTCAGACCTTGGCTACGACGATGGCAGCTTCATCCTGCCGGCACTGCAGATCCAAGACTGCACGGTTGAGGCACCACGCGAGGCGGTTGCAGGTGACGACGGCCAGATGGCGCTATTTGCCATGGAGGCCCGTACGCTCAATGACCAACGCAAAGTGCGCAAGGCATCTCTCGCCCTCCGCGTGGCCGCTGCCGCCAAACTTGCTAACAGCAACACCGAGCAGTGGTTGATCTGGTGTGATCTGAATGATGAAAGCAAGGCGCTAACAGCTGCCATTGATGGCGCGGTTGAGGTGTCAGGCAGCGACAGCGATGACCACAAGCGTCAAGCCGCCATCGATTTCCAAGATGGCAAGATCCGCGTGCTGGTCAGCAAGCCCAGCATCTTTGGTTTTGGCCTCAACTTTCAGCGGTGCCACAACGTCGCATTTGTTGGTCTGTCGCACAGCTACGAGGCGTTCTATCAAGCCATCCGCCGCTGCTGGCGATTTGGCCAAGAGCAACCCGTCAACGCTCACATCATCTACGACGTGGCAGAAGGCCGCGTGATCGACAACATCCGCCGCAAGGAAGCGGACAGCATCCAAATGGCTCAATCAATGGTTGAAATCATGAAGCAACAAACAATGGAGCAACTCAAAAAGATCCAACGCCAAGTGGCGCCGCACATCACTGAGCACAAGTCCGGTGATGGATGGGATATGTATATGGGCGATTGCGTGGAGAGCATCAAGCAGCTCGACAGTAACTCCATCCACTACAGCATTTTCAGCCCGCCGTTTGCGTCGCTCTACACCTACAGCAACAGCGACCGCGATATGGGCAACAGCCGCACTGAGCAGGAGTTCTTTGATCACTTTGGATTCCTTGCCAGCGAGCTGCATCGCGTGATGATGCCTGGCCGGTTGATCAGCTTCCACTGCATGAACCTGCCCAGCAGCAAAGAACGCGATGGTTTCATCGGTGTGAAGGATTTCCGCGGCGATATGCTGCGCATCTTCCAGGCTGCTGGTTTTGTCTTTCATAGCGAGGTGTGCATCTGGAAGGATCCCGTCACCGCAATGCAGCGCACCAAGGCAATCGGCCTGCTGCATAAGCAAGTGCGTAAGGATTCAGCACTCAGCCGCCAGGGCATCCCTGACTACCTCGTGACCGTGCGCAAGCTGGGCGACAACCCAGAGCCGGTGGCTGGCCCGTTCACGGAGTTTGCTGGTGAGAACCCGCCAGCCAAAAGCGGCGACCCGATTAAGGACTCGATCAACATCTGGCAGCGTTACGCCAGCCCGGTGTGGATGGACATCAACCCATCCGACACGCTGCAATACCGCAGCGCACGCGCCAATGAGGATGAGCGTCACATCTGCCCGCTGCAACTTGAGGTGATCCGCCGCGGCCTACAGCTATGGAGCAACCCTGGCGACGTGGTGCTCAGCCCATTCGCCGGCATCGGCAGCGAGGGTTACTGCAGCATCCAAGCCGGGCGCCAATTTGTCGGCTTTGAGCTGAAGCCTTCGTATTTCAACTGCGCGGTCAAGAACCTGGTTGAGGTGGCCAGCAACCGTCAGGGGGAGCTGGTGTGAGCAATCAATCGTTGACGCAAAACTGCTCAGAAGCAAAGATCAACATGATGCACAGATGGCTTTCAATGTGGCGGCGTTGTTATTTGCCAGATGAACCGAATTACGAAAGTCATTGAATCCAATGATGAACCTCCGCCCTTACCAACAACAACTGATCAACGACATCCGCCTGCAGTATCAGCTAGGGCATAAATCTGTGCTTGCGGTGCTGCCGACCGGCGGCGGCAAGACAGTGTGCTTCAGCTACATCGCAGAGCAAGCCAGCATCAAGGGCAACCGCGTGCTGGTGCTTGTGCACCGGCAAGAGCTGCTGGATCAGGCCAGCCGCGCTATGCCCATGCCGCATGGCCGTATCAGCGCTGGCCGCAGCATGGATCTCAGCCATGCCGTGCAGATTGCCAGCGTGCAAACCGTTGCTCGCCGGCTGCACCTGCTGCCGCGTGATTTCTTCCAGCTCCTAGTGGTGGATGAGGCACACCACACCACGGCTGGCACGTGGGCCAAGGTGGTTCAGCACTTTGCAGCCGCCAAGCTGCTCGGCGTCACCGCAACACCGATCCGCTCGGATGGCCGCGGCCTTGGCGAGCACTATCAATCCATGGTGCAAGGCCCAACGGCACAGCAGCTCACAGATGCCGGATTCCTTGCGGCTGCCAAGGTGCTGGCACCGCCGGGATTCGATAGCACCGGCTTGCGTAAGCGGATGGGTGATTTCGACCCCAAGGAGGCTGAGCAGCGCGTCGGCACGATCATGGGCGACTGCCTTGGCCACTACCGCAAGCACCTGCCAGGTCAGACGGCGATCGCGTTTTGCTGCTCAGTGGCGCACGCGGAGGCAGTGGCAGCACTCTTCCAGTCAGCAGGCATCTCAGCTGCAAGTATTGACGGCAGCATGGATGCAGCCAATAGAAGGCAGCTATTGGCTGATCTGGCAATAGGTCGAATCAAAGTGCTCACCAGTTGCGCGCTGATCGGGGAAGGCGTGGACGTGCCAAGCGTCGGCGGCTGCATCCTGCTGCGCCCCACGGCATCCACCAGCCTCCACCTACAGATGATCGGCCGATGTCTGCGCCCGCAACCCGGCAAGCGCGCCGTGGTGCTCGATCATGTCGGCAACACGCTCAGGATGGGACACCACTTAGAACCACGAGACTGGACCCTAGACGGCATCAAAAAACGCGACCGCGAGGTAGCGCCATCGGTCAAGGTCTGCCCGCAGTGCTTCGCCACCAGCGCCAGTGCTGCGCAGGTATGCCGCGAGTGCGGCCATGTGTTTGCGCCGCAGGAACGCCGCGAGCTGCAGCAGGTGGATGGTGAGTTGGTGGAGATGGCAGTGGCTAAGCGGCGTGAGCAATCCTCAGCCCGCGACCTGGATGCACTCCGCGAGCTAGCGCAGCAACGCGGCTACAAGCGAGGATGGGCGGAACGTGTCTACCAGGCGCGACTGGCTAAGAGGCATGGCATCTGAGCAAACCATCCAGCAAGAGATCCGCATCGCCTGCAGCAACGGTGACACGCGCCTGTTCCGCAACAACACCGGCACGCTGCGTGATGCCAATGGCCGCCCGGTTCAGTTCGGCCTGTGCAAGGGCAGCGCTGACCTGATCGGCTGGAAGCGCGTCACCATTACGCCCGAGATGGTCGGCAGCACCGTGGCGGTATTCCTATCCATAGAGGTCAAGACCGCAACCGGCAGGCTGCGCCCTGAGCAGCAGCAGTGGATGGATGCAGTCCAGGCGGCTGGCGGCATTGCGGGCGTGGCGCGCTCGGTCAGTGATGCGGAGACATTGTTAAGAGATGTTGCACAGGGTTGATCAGGGCGGTGCATGGTGTACAGTGGTATCACGAGGGGAGAGGATCCCTCGGTAAACCGAACCTCCGCGGAACCGGGTACACGACGCGTCACCACGAGCCCAACACGCCCTAAGTAAGGCTGCACTGCCGGTTGGCCCGGCACACCATTGATCCTTGAAAACCGAATACTCGCGGGAGTCGTCCCGCTCCGGTGGTGGCCTTCACCCGGCACCCATGAGTCCCGCCGGGGGCTCACCCACCAACCGGAGATCCCATGGACGACATCACCCGCAACGCCCTCGCCCGCGAGGCCGAAACCGCAGCGTTAATCGCTGAGGTGGACGCGGCCTTCGAGGCGTGGAGCCGCTCCACCGAGCAGCTGCTCACGGTGGCCCAAGAGGCCATCGCGCTGGCTGACTCAATCGAGCACGATCTGGGCAACGCCCAGGCCGCGCTTGAGGAGTGGTTCTAAGGGCACCGCCCCTTCGGGGGCGCAAGAATTTAGGCCATAAGCCGGATAGCGCGCCCCGGATCCTCATCACCTCAAGCATCATGCGTGCACTGATTACTGCAGCAATCCTGCTGCTGTCGCCTGCTCAAGCCCGGCAGGTGACTGCCACCGTCTACGACGGCTGGTATCACGGGCGCACCACGTACTGCGGCGGCACCTACCGCCACTGGGACGTGTCGGCCGCCCATCCATGGTTGCCATGCGGCACGCGCGTCACGGTGCAACATCGCGGGCGCCTGCTCACCGTGCCCGTCACTGACCGCTGCGACTGCGGGTCGCTGGATCTCAGCGGCGGCGCCGCCTACCGCCTAGGCGTGCCGCTAGATGGCACAGCAATTGTGTCGATTCGTTACTAGGCAGGGTTGACCACGGCTGCACATGGTGTAGGATATGGGGACAGCAGGCAACCAGTCCTGCACCCCACCCCGAGAACCATGGCCAAGAAACAACCCCGCCTCACCGAAGCCGAGCAGCTGGCTCGCGCAATCCGCCTCCGCGAGCGTGACCGCGCTGAGCGCGCTGCGGAGGAGGCCCGCACCAACGCCTTCCTCAAAACCTGCTGGTGGTTTGACCAGACTCTGCTCGACGACTGAGCCCACGCGGCCCGCCGGAGCCGCTCCCAATCCGGCAACCACACATTGCGACCCCAACCATGCTCACAACCGCACTGCTGATCATCTGGAAACTGCTGCTGCCACTGCTGGTAGTAGTCGCCGTGATCGACTGGCTCACCGCCTCTGACGACCGCCGCATCCGCGTACTGCGCCGCACTGGCCTGAGCCAGAAGCGCATTGCCGACCGCCTCAACCTGTCCACCTATCGCGTCCGTAAGGCGCTGATGGCATGAACAATCTGAACCGCTTTGCCGTGCTGGCAATCATCTTCGGTGTCTGGGCAATGGCCTACGACACCGGCCGCCAGCAGCCCGCCTACAGCCATCACGCCTGCCAAGAGCAACTCAAGCCATGACTGAAGCAGACATCTACTGGACATTCGCCACCGCCTACCAGCACGGCGGTGGATTCTTCCAAGCGCTAGCTGCCGCTGGCATGAAAGCCGACCCCGGCAACAAGCGCCGTTTGCTGGATGCGTTCCCCGAGCTGGTCGCCACCTATGGCACCGCCAGCCGGATGCATCGCCAACTGCGCAGTGGGGCAGCGGTATGACCATCAGCAACGAGCAGTACCACGCTGACCCTGCCGTCAGCGCCAGTCACCTGCACGCAGTGGCCAAGTCTCCCTACCACTACTGGAGCCGCTACCTCGACCCCAAGCGCATCGCACCCGAGCCGACTGCCGCTATGCGGCTTGGCTCACTGGTGCATTGCGCAGTGCTCGAACCGGGGGAGCTAGCAGGCCGCTACGGCGTGTGCGCCCCACGCAATACCAAGGCAGGCAAGGAGCAAGCAGAGCGCATGGCCGCTGCTGGCATTGAGGCGGTTGCCGCTGGCGACATGATGGCCGCCAACTGCATGGCAGACAGCGTGCGTCTGCATCCTGCTGCTGCCTCATTGCTTACCCATGGCAAGGCTGAGCAGTCCTTCTGGTGGGATGACGCTGCTACTGGGCTGCGCTGCAAATGCCGCCCTGACTGGTACGACGGTGCCACGGTGGTGGATCTCAAGACCACCACGGATGCCAGCCCTGCCGGCTTTGCCCGTAGCGTGGCTACCTTCCGCTACCATGTGCAAGCGAGCCACTACCTAGCCGGCTTGCACGGTGCTGAGCGGTTTGTGTTCATTGCCGTTGAGAAGACTGCCCCGTACGCGGTTGCGGTCTATGAGCTTGACGCCGCGGCCATGGCTGCTGGTGATGAGCTGCGGCAACGCGACATGCGCGTGATTGCCGACTGCCAAGCCACCAAGGAGTGGCCGGGTTACGGCGATCACTGCCAAACGCTCAGCCTGCCTTCATGGGCATTGCGCAACGAGTCCGTACTAACATCACATGACTTCTGACCATGGAAACCTCAATAGTTACAATGACGCCCGAATGGGCGCAAGACATACTAAAAAACCAAAACAAGAGTAATCGCCCGGTCAAAAACACAGCCGTAGCCAAGTTGATTAAGGCCATTCAGAATAACGAATGGAAACTTACGCATCAAGGCATTGCTTTTGATTGGCACGGCAATCTTGTAGATGGTCAGCACCGTTTGATTGCTATTGCCCGGTCTGGTGCGTCTGTTCAAATAGCGCTGACGACCGGTTGCGATCCCTCTATTTTTATAGCTTGCGATATTGGCACGGCCCGCACTAGTGGCGATGTCCTTAGCGTTAATGGCGCAACCAAAAACGACGCCACAACCATTGGCGCAGCCATTGGCATTGTCATTAGATATATAAAATATCCTAACCTTGTATGGGTTGGCAAAGTTGCTCAAGTTTCCCATACGGAAATACTTGATTATTACAACCTATGGACAGACTGGGAGCTGCCTATGCTATTGGTTGGCAAAGCCTACAGAGGGTGCAGGTTTGCAACTCCGTCCAACGTTTTAGCTTTGATTCTTCTCGCAAAAACTGCTGGCTACGATTGGGGCACGCTTGAGGGTTTTGCGTCAGGCCTTGGAACTGGCGCAAACTTGTGCGAGGATTCCGCCTTGTTAACTTATCGGAATTATCTACAGTTCCCTGGCGCACGGCCACCAGGCGTTGCCAGTATTCAGCAACACAGATTTGCTTGCATAATTAAGGCTTTTAACTATCACGTTCAGCGATTGCCGTTGAAAATGTTCAAACAGCCTAACTACCCACCAATGCCTTCTATTTGCGAACCACAATGACCACCACTCTCACGCTCTGGACACCAGAGCAAACGCAGCTGATCTCAACCACCATTGCGCCTGGCTGCAGCAATGACGAGTTGCGCCTGTTTGCCTACGCCTGCCAGCGCACTGGGCTGGATCCATTCAGCAAGCAGATATACGCCATCAAGCGGGCTGGAAAGATGACCATCCAAGCCGGCATCGACGGCTTGCGTGCCATTGCCGAGCGCACCGGTCAGCTTGACGGCAGCGAAACCTACTGGTGTGGTGAAGACGGCGTATGGGCTGACGTATGGCTTGGCAGCAAGCCACCTGCCGCGGCCAAGACCATCATCCATCGCAAGGGCAGCCAGCATCCATTTGTTGGCGTTGCACGCTTTGCTGACTACAACGCCGGCCAAGGCTTGTGGTCCAAGATGCCTGCCGCGATGATCGCCAAATGCTCTGAGGCATTGGCACTGCGCAAGGCGTTTCCTGCTGACATGTCTGGTGTCTACAGCACCGATGAGATGCAGCAGGCAGAGGTGGAGCCGGTGACCGTGACCGCTGCGCCCGCGCTACCAGCAGGCGATGCCAAGCTGTTCCAAGCGGGTAAGGCTGCGATTGCCAAGGCCGACACGCTGGACAAGCTGCAGGAGGTGGTAGCGCGCATGGATAAGCGCAAGCCTGATCTCAGCGATGAGCAAAACGATGAGTTGCTGCGCCTTGCTGTAGAGCGCGAAGCGGTGCTATCCGACACGCCATCGGAGGATCCCTTCGCTGATGACTGAACCATTCCTCACTACTGATGAGCTGGCAGCACGTTGGGGCCTGAAGCCAGCTGCCATCAAAAACCAACGTGCACGCGGTATTGGCCCTGCCTACGTCACTGCGCCACGCATTGGCTTGCCAGCAGGCACGCCGCGCGTCCGCTATTCCCTCGCACAAGTCTTGGCTTTTGAAGAAGCCAATGGCATCACACCACTGAACTGACATGAGCCTCTACGCAACCGGCATCGTTCGCATCATCACCGACCCGCAACTGCGTGCTTTTGAATCTGGCACCATGGTTGCCAACTTCGCTGGTGGCATCCAAGAGGGTAAAGACAAAGACGGCAACTGGATCAATAACGCAATCGACTGCGAGATCTGGGGCAAGTCTGCTGAGCTGATCGTTGATAAACTCAAAAAAGGCGACAGCATCCTTGTGACCGGTGCCGTACGCCGGCAAGAGTGGAACGACAAGGAAACCGGCGCCAAGCGCAGCAAGCATGTGCTCAGCATCCAGCGCTTTGAATTCATGCCACGCGGCGCAGCAACCACCAGCGAGGAGCCTGTGTTCTGATGAACGAAACCACACTTGATATTGCATTCAAGGAGTGGTGGGAGGCGTCCTACGGGCGCCCTCCCGGCACCCATGCAGTGATGACACACGTGGCATTTGCCGCGCATATTCTTGATCTCCTGGAGCTGATGCAAGATGATCAACCACAAAACTGAGCAGCGCCGTGATGACTACTTGCAGTGGCTGTATGAGCAAAGCGGCCGAACCTGCTGCACCTACACCGGTCTGCATCAACAGCGCATTGCTGATCTGATCCGCCGCGACATGGCAGAGGCTTTAGGTGATGAGTGATCTTGTCAACCATCCGCCGCATTACAAGCACGGTGACATTGAGTGCATCCAGGCCATTAAGGCAGCTCTCGGTGATGACGGCTTTCGCGCTTACTGCAAAGGCAACGTCATCAAATACCTATGGCGCGCTGAGCACAAGGGCAATGCCGATCAGGATTACGGCAAAGCCGACTGGTACATGCGCAGGTTGCTGCTGCATGTAGATGAGTGATCCGTTTAAGCGCGGCGAGGCAAACTACGCCGCGTTTCTTACAGAAGATCACGTACGTGAACTGCGCCAGTTGCGTGTTGCTGGTAACAGCTACAGACAACTAGCAGAACGCTACGGCATTGACAAAAAACACGCATGGCGCATCTGCCAACGCATCGCATGGAGCTGGCTTGAATGACACAACAACATCCCATCACCCCACCGCCGGAGCTAGTACAGCAGTGGGAAGACAAATATTCCCTACACATGCCTGAGTGGGTGTTGCGCCACGTGGCCGCTGAGGCCGCCCAATGGGGCGCCGACCAAGAGCTGGAGGCGTGTTGTGAGTGGCTAGAGGAAGAAACCCCGGAGCCATATATCAACGCACTCCGTGCTGCCCGCCGCCCATCTCTGAAGCCGCCGAGCTTTAAGGAGCAGGCGCTGGACGAGCTGCACATCAGTTTCGACAGGGGCTACCTCAAGGAAGGAGCTGCCGACACCATCCGCCGCGCCCTGGAGCAACTCGATGACTGACCGCACCCTTTCTCCCGCCGCGCAGGAGGTGCTGGATGCGTTCCACAGAGAGTTGCCACCGGACAATGAGCCCCGAGGTCTCGCCGCCGCCCTGCGAACTGCTGCTCAAACACTCGCCTACGAGATTCACTGCCCTGGCGAGGGCTGGTACGAGTTAGTCATTGACGCGAATGACTTGTACGCCATCGCCGCCGAGCTTGAAGCCCAGTAGCCAAGATCACTACCCACTCAACCAATGACAATCCTCTGCGACTACGAGATCAAAGCGCTGTGCACCGACGGCATGGTGCCGAACTACGACGAGGCATTGATCAATCCTGCCAGCCTTGACCTACGGCTTGGTGACACGATCATGATCGAGTCTGCCGAAAACCTCAACATGCGGCCGCTCAGCATTGCAGGACGCACGGCGGAAAATCCGTACGAACTCAAGCCAGGGCAATTCATCCTTGCGCAGACGATTGAAGTGTTCAACATGCCGGAAAACATTGCCGGCCTGTTCTTCCTTAAGTCAAGCCGCGCACGTGAAGGCTACGAAAATCTGCACGCCGGTTACGCCGATCCCGGCTGGCATGACAGCGTGCTGACCTTGGAACTGAAGAACTCACGCCAGATCCTGCCGCTGCCGCTTTGGCCTGGCTTAAAGATCGGGCAGATGGTGTTCTTCCGCATGAGCCAGCAGCCGGTGACCAGCTACAGCGTCACTGGCCATTACAACTCAGATCTCACGACGACGGCCTCGAAGCAGTTCTTCAGCGGCATCTAGGTGCCACTGCTCTAGGCCAGTCCGCAACGCTGCCGACGCTTCTTGCGCAAGCCAGTGGATTTGAGACCGCTGGCTTGCTTCTTGCTCGGCTATCAACAGCGCATATTCCAGCAGTCCGCCCCAATCTGCTGCAGCATGTAACGCACGTAGCTGCGCAGCATTGGCAGCGCCGTGGAATTGTGCTTCCATTGTATGCACTAACGGATTTTCCATGTCTGACGCTATTGGCGACTACTTAAACAGTATCGCGCGGTATCCATTACTCACGCCGCAACAAGAGATACAACTTGGCCGCCGCGTCGCAAAGTGGAGAGAATTAAAGGATCTTGAAAGACCTTTAACGACACAAGAACGCCGCGAACTACGCAGCGGTGAGCGCGCGCGGCAAAAGTTCATGCAATCCAACCTGCAGCTTGTAGTGCATGTTGCACGCAAGTACAGCAGGCGCAACACGCAAACGCTTGACATGCTGGATCTGATCCAAGAGGGCAACATCGGTCTTGCACGCGCCGTGGAGCTGTTTGACTACACCCGCGGTTACAAGTTTTCCACCTACGCCTACTGGTGGATCCGTCAATCCATCGGGCGTGCATTGATTCAATACGACCCAATCATCAGGCTGCCGCTTGGCGTGCATGAAATGCTGATCAAGCTGAACAAGACAGCGCAAGCATTTGCACAAGAGCATGGACGCACAGCGACCATGGCGGAGCTTGCTGCAGTGCTTGATGTGACCCCTAAGGTGATATCTGACACATTGCAGCAGTCGTATCGAGTCACAAGCCTTGATAAGCCTGCGCAAGATGAATCATCTAACATTCTTGACATCATTGCCGATAAAAGACAATACGACGTTGAATACGATTGGCAGCTTGAAACGGTGCGTGATTACTGCGATGAACATTTAGATGATCGCACACGTGAAATCATCTACGCACGCAACAGTCGCAATCCAGTGCCATGGAATGACCTAGAAAAGCGCATGGGCCTGTCACGTGCACGCATGTGCGAAATACAAAGGCGCGGCATCAGCCGCCTTCGTATGCTGATAGGCAACCCGCTGGCAGGCACCCCACTTGGCGCCAACAATACAGAAGGTCGGGAACGTCTGGAGGGTCTGCCTAGCTGGAATGTGTAAAGATCACCAGCAAGAATGGCAGGCTAGGGTGTTCTATCATCAGATGCTTGAATCCAATGCAGCACAGCAAGCTCACGATCTAGCAGATAAGTTTCCTGCTGATTGAACCACTGCTGCCATTCTTCGCTGCCCTTCTTTCGATTACATGGCCTGCAAGCTGGCACAAGATTAGTCGTTACAGTAGCGCCGCCTTTATGGCGTGGCTTGACGTGATCTAACGTGTCAGCTGCATCTCCGCAGTAGGCACATTGATGCTGCCATGCATCAAAGATTTGCTGCCTGAATCTATGTTTTGCACTGCGTTTCGGGATGAGGTTTGCGCCATCAATGCAGTGATCCACGCAGTGGCTTCAATAATCCCATCGTACCTTTGGCTTGCCGCGACGCATTCCTAAATGCACAAATCCTTTAGGTGCGCCGTAGCCGAGTGAATACGGCCAGTTCCGATCGCACCACTCTTGCACGTGGTTAATGTTGACCTCGCGGATATAGAAATCAACAGCACCGACGTCAGGCGCATCGTATAGGTGCTCGCTGCCGCTGGAGCCACCTACCGCTGCATTGATGGCACGCGGGCGATAGCCGCTGGTGATGACCACAGGCTTGCCGCCAAACTTGACGCGTGCACGCTCAAGGAATGCCGCTAGCTCTGCTGCCGTGTCGAGCTGATATTGATGGTCAAAGCGCCGTGCTTCTTGAAATAGCGCAAACTCACCAAGCTGCACGTGCGGCGTAATGCGAGCTGTAAATGCGCTATTGGGTGACAGCTTGGATGGATCCTGCTGCTGCTCACCAGCCCATAGCCTGCCTTCTGCGCGGCGACGACGCAGCAAACCTGCCTCTACGGCACTGCCTGGGTTGCGGTACAACTCCATTGCTGCTGGCACTGCCTGCCAGTCCTTGCCGACAAGGCATTTGCTGATGGTCTCAAAACCAGTGCTGCCGTAGAAGCCGGCGCCAAGGTTGTAAGCGAAGGAGATCAACGCGCATTGCTTGTTGCCCGTCATCTCATTCCAAAACGGCACGCTGTTGCGCAGTTTTGCTGCGATGCGTTCCACCTCAAGCGCCAGCAACTGATCGGCATCAATCACGGTGATCTTGTCGCCGCGTTGCACCTTGCGGTTATCTGGGTAGCGCGTGGTGCCGTAGCCAATCGTTGCCACATCCCATCCGTGCAGCGGATCTGGATAAGCGCTGAGATGCACACCCTCAAACTCTTTAATGAGTTTTATGGCTGGGTCATAATTATGCAACTTGCCGCCAGCCTGCCAGGTCTTGTACCACGGCTGATCCCTATTAAAGACTTCAGGCGCAACCTTTAATAGCTCAGCTTCTAATTCAGACACGGCTGCCATTTGATGTGGCGTGCCGTGTTTGTAGTACTTGAATAGGTCGGTCAGTTTGATCATCGCTTAACAAACGGAGTGATCACACCAGCAAGGATCTCAATGGCTCTATACATCTTGACTGCTGCTTTAGCGGTGGCGCCAAGTGCTGCGTTGTCTTTGGGTGTAGGAGTCAAGTTAACCACAATCAAGGCAACGCCGTGAATGGCAACTATCAAAGCAATGTAGTCAGCAAAGCGATCCATGGCTAACGCGTCCGCGGCTGTGCTTCCAGCTTAGATACCCTTTGCTCAACCGTATTCAGCCGCGTAAAGGTCTCCTTGCGGTCTTCTTTGATGTCGCTGCCGAGCACTTCAAGTTGGGTGGCTATGTGCTCCACTGCGCTGGTCAGCCGAATGACCGCATCACGCGCTTCATCATTGCGGCGGCTAAAGCCCATCGCGGCCATCGCGGCAACGGAGATCGACGCCCCGGCGATAGCAGCGATCAGCTCGATCATGCAATTAGCTTAGCTACCTGCTAAGCTTGACACCTAAACCCTTTTGAGGCGTTTAGGCGATCCGCAGTGGCAGGCTGCGGCGAGGCCGGCACCGCGTGAGGACCGGCCACCTGCCACCCTTTTACCATGGCACACCTGCAGCCTTGCTAGGGCTGCGCTGCTCGTCGATTTGAGCTTGCAGTGCAGCTTCGATCTCGGCAATTTTTTCGTCACCGCCTAGGGCTTCCTTGACCCAGCCGATCACAGTTGGCTCGTCGAGTTGGTTGTACGGGATCAGGTTGTCGGGGCGCTGAAAGCCGATGCTGCCATATGCGCCAGAGGAATATGCCTCATCTGAGGCATTGACGGTGTAGTGGGCCGTAAACACGAAGCCGTCGTCGGTTTCGCGTTCAAGGGTGTTGATACCCCACGTAAAGGTGGTGGCCATGGTAAAAACCGTGTTCAGTAGCAGGTTAGTAGGAGTGCAACCAGTTGAGTAGGCCGGTTGCCCGCCTAGCGACGTGGACTGGCCAACTTCAAATTTGAGTCAAATTAGAAGGTGACTAGTGAAGGTGATTACTAGCGCTGGGAAGCGCGACGAAACTCTTCTAAGAAGTCCTCTCCCATCAGTTCCACTAGGTTTTCATGGGTGGTGTTTTGAATAATACGAAGGCATTCCCTGAATCGCCGCTCGTTTTCTTCTTCACTGATCTGAGGCTCAGTGGTAGCAGCAAGGTAGGCGCGAGCTTCGTCAGCCATAGCGTGAATCCGAGCAACGTTGCCGGGAAGATCATGTTTTTCCTGAAAATAACTGGATGCATAATTCCCCCAGCCTTCAACATCATCGGCGGCATCGTGCAACGCAGAATGTCCTTCTTTGCCCGCTTGACTTTGTAGAAGTCAGTCTGCGGTTTGTGCTCTTTGCAGATGTTGCACTGACGCAGCGCGGGGCATGTCGTCACCATGTGCTGATTGCGGTGCGCTTCCATGTGTTCGTGGCAGTGCAAACGTAAACGTAATTGGCATCCCAACAGATCTCTCCGGTTGTACCAGTATCAGATGCCGATGCAGGTGTTTTTGCCGTGGCAACTCTAACTCGATTGCCGTTTACCTGCAGGAGTGCGCCACCAGAGTCTGAGGACGTGCCAACTAACAACCTGCCGGAGCTGTCGATTCGGGCGCGTTCACTGCCAGCAGTCTCAACCGAAACAGTATCCGCAGCGGGGAATCGAATTGCAGTATTAGTGTCGCCGCCGTGGATAATCTTGTCGGCGATGGTTACGTCGCCATTGACATCCAGAGTTGTGGCAGGGCTTGTAACGCCAATCCCCACTCGGCCTGAGGTGTCAACAGTAAACGCTTGAGTGGAATTAGAGTCAGTGGATATAGAAAACTTATTATTTAAACTAATTGCAGCCCCGCCTGTGGCTGATCCGGCAAGAAGGCTAAGGTCAGTACCATTACCTCGTTGAAGCCGCAGTTCACTGGTAGTTGACGCGCCATACAAATGCAATGTTGCTCCATTTCCGATTGCTGGTGCAGGGCTACTAGTCCCCAGACCTAAGAGGCCACTACTGTCAACAAACAACCGCCCAGTGCCATTAGTCGAGATGGCTACTTGGTCTGCGCCGGGGGAGTAGATGCCGGTGTTTGTGTCACCGGTGAAGGTAATCGTCGGTGCGCCAGCAGTACCCAACGGATGCTGCGCAATGCTGTCGAATGTTGCGGTGCTGGTAACGTCCAGCGTGCCGGGCACGTCTACGTTGCTGGTCCACTCAACACCAGTACCAGCAGCATCAGTTTGGATGAGCTGACGGGCTGCGCCATCTTGTAGCTTCGAGACAGGCAGTTCATCGGCGACGATGCCGACCCAGGTGCTGCCGTTCCAGACTTTCATCTGAGCAGGAGACACACTTGTGTCCAGCCACTGCTCACCGGTGTAGTTTCCGCTGCTTCCGCCAGAAGCCGGCACGCTGTTTGGTGCCGTGGTGCCGACGTGTACTGGGCCTACTTTGACGATGCCTGTACCAGCAGAATCCTTGAAAAACAGGCCGGGGCTAGCGGTGTTTGTGTTGATTGCGAGCTGGCCGTCAACAATCGTTGTTGTGGGACGCTTATTTGCAGTGCTGCTACGAAGATGCTTGTACGTGGCCATGCCTTAACTCCCTGCGGGACGGCGTTACTCAGGCAGTCTACTAATACTCACCCTCGTCAATCACAATGTCGTATTCGTCGAAGATTTCGGGCAGCGTTTTGTACTGCACGTAATAGTCAGCATTGCTGACTTTGATCAGCATTTCGCCTTCAACGCCGCCGCGAGGGAGGTATTCGCCGTTGTAATTGAAGCTTGACATCAGTAGGTGCCTTCATCTACCACTCCGACTTCCATCAACCCAGTGCTGTTATTGACCGTGATTTCGGTACTCTCAAGTACTACACCAACGGTTGAGGTGGTTGCGATTTGAACGCGACCCCAAAGTGTTGTTAGTGCAGCTTCGGCGTCTGCCACGCCGGTCATTGCCGGACTGAGTGCTCCACCGTTGAAAGTAACGTCGCCCGCATCAATGACGCTGATGCCTGCGCCCACGATGTTGACGTGAGTCCAAGTCGTACCAGAACCTGGGCTCAAGATCCAGTCGCCAACGTCTAGTGCAACGGCTGGTGCCGGAGCCGTGCCAGTACCTGACGTAGTAACCAGCAAGTAGAGACCAGAACTTGCTCTGGTTGGAGCAACCAGAGCTGAACCAACAGTCAGGCCTGCCGATGCGCCATAGTTATTGAGGCTGGCGATTGTGTTGGTGTTTGCGTTGTACGTACCACCAAATCGGAGGTTGGCTTGGGCGCCGAACTCGTTGTTGAGGGGGAGGTAATATCCCTGCGCCGGAGAAACCTGGCCAACCCACACGTAAGCGGTGCGGTCGGTGGGGTTGATCCAGAGCTGGCCCGCAAATTCGGGGATCGGTTGCGTGCTGCTGACTTGCGCGATGCCGTAGTCGGCAAGCTGTTGTGCTGTGACGCTATTGGCAGCAAGCCGCGCTGATGCAAACGTACCAGTCGTAATTTTGCTGGCGTCTAGTTCGGGAATATCTGTTGCGGACAGTGCCAGTGCAGCAACAATGTGGCCTTGGCTGTCGTAGGTGACCTTGGCGGCACTTGCCGGGGTGATCGAGTTGATGTGATTGAGTGTTCCAGCACCGTCAACACCAAGGCCGGAGCCGGGTTTGACGACACCGATGCTGCTAGCCGTGGCGACAGGGACGTCTGCCGCGATGATTTGCCGGCCGCCCGTGACCAGACCCTTGGCGTTGTACTGAACGACGTGATAATTGCTGGCTTCGGCGGTGACCGTGTTGTTGATGACGACGGTGTCGCCGCTCATTGTCAGGCCGTTGCCATTGACGACAACCGCACCTTTGGCACCGGTGGTTGCTGTTGGAAGATCGCCCGCAGCAATCGTGCGGTAGGTGACTGCGCCAGCGGCAGAAGTTGGGCCGGCGAGGAATTCTGCTGCGGCGCTGGTGTTATCCAGCGTGGTGCTGATTGTAACTTCGTCGCCGGAGGTGGTGACAGTAACGTTGACGACTCCGGCCGTACCACCGATGACAGTGTTAATTGAGCCAGCGGCTTTGATGCTGACCCAAGTGCTGCCGTTCCAGCAGTAGATCTTGCTGTCGGCGGTGTCGAGCGCGATCTGACCGACGAAGGCGCCAGAGGCCGGAAGCGTCGTGACGAGATCGACGCTGGATTCGTCAGCGAGTTTGGCGGCTGTTACAGCATCAGCAGCAAGCTGCAACGTGTCAACAGCGCCATCTTCCAGCGCAGTGCCTGCAATCTCGGCAGTGCCGAACAGAATCTTGGCGCCAGGGATGGTGGCGTCAGCGATCAGCGTGACCGCTTTGCCGGTAAAGTCAGTAACCGTGATTTTTTTGGTTTCGCTGGCGCTGGTATCAACGACGGCAAGCAGGTCACTTGCCGCGAGATTGGCACCGGCTAATGCCGCTAGTTCGCTGATACGAAGATCGGCCATGCCCCAGTGCCCGCGTGGCGTTTACAGTTACACCAAGTCTACGTCTTACTCCAGCTCTTCCAGCAACAGGTGCGAATTGGCTGGTTTTTCCAGTTTGATCTTGCCGTCGTCCTCTTGCAGGAGGAAACGTTTTTGTTGCGTTTTGGCACGCAGGCGGATGGGACCGGTGGCAACAAAATCAATCGTGCCAGTGATCATTTCGTCGGCCGCAAAACTTACCGCGCTGCCTGTCACCAGTGCATCGAATTCCCACCACAATGCGTCGTTAATTTGCGTTGCATCAAAATCGCCGCCTTGTGGAACAGTGTTTTCGTACTTGACGTAAAACTTGCCGTGAAAAGACGATCCGACCTCAGTACGAAGAACTAGCTGCATTAGGTAATGCACGGGTTCTTCGTTGATTGCGTTTGTGTAGTCCCAGTGAGCGATAAGTCGTCCGCTACCACTAATTAGGCTGCTGTGCTGTTGGCGGTGTTCATCACTTAACGATGTGATGTCAACGGTTTCGCGGTTTGTGTTTAGTTCGTAGTCCGTAACAGAAGCTAGCAGTCGAGATGTAGTGTCTGCAATTTTTACGTTAATAGGTATGTTGCGACTAATAGATGCAAGTGGTATAAGTCCGGTGCCACCGCCCTCAAGGCTGTCGTCAAATGTCTCGTAAAGTTTGATGCCGCCAAGTTCGTCAACAAAAACGTACCAGTTACCGCTGGACTGGACAGTGTTGTTGGCCCAACCACTGGCAGCAATAAAGTCAAGGTTTGTGTTGTCAGTAGTACTGATTTCGACAAAATCACCACTTGTTAGAAAGCTGGCGTCAAAGTCAAAGCTAAATCGATCGCGTTCGGTATTAACATCTCCAGGGTTAATTACTGAGGCTTTGCTGCCTTCTAGTGAGATGCGGGTCAGCTCGATATTGCCGACATTGCCGAGGTAGATGCCCATCAGATTGTCACCGCTGTAAGTGCACCAGTGGCTTGGAAGCTGATTTGGGCAGAGCTGACTTCACCCACGCTGGCACCAAACGAGACGTTGGTAATGTAAGCAGTCAGTTGCACGTCGCTGTTTGTGTTGCCATCCGCCAAACGCAGACGCATTGTGACGGTATCGCTGCTGGATACACCAGCAACACGCAGCACTTTCTTCAACGCAGTGGCAGCGTCGTTGCGGCCTGTGTCGTCTTTGTAGTACAGCAGTGTGGCGCTGCCGTTGAATTCTTGGACGCCTGGCGCGTAACTGCGTTGTGATTCGCCAAGCGTGGTGGTTTCCAGCGCTTCAAGAGAGCCGGTCAAAGTCCAGTTACTGACCTTGATCTGTTCGGTGCCGTCGATCAGCAGGCGGCCGTCGCGTCCGGTATAAACCTTGGCCATTAGATCACCGCCACTAGATTCACTGTAACGCTGCTACGGCCGGGTCTCACTGAGCGGATTTGCGGCTCGCTTTCGTAGCGCCACTTTGTGCCAGGTGGCGCATCCAAAGTTGCCGCACTGCCGTTCCAGCCGTTTCGCGTAGCGGAAGGAAGTGTAAAAGTGCGAAGTGTGCCGATGTTTGAGTTGAAGTCGTCGATGAAAAGCTGGGCGTTTGCGTCAGTTACGTTTTCGTAGCTAAGGCCCAGCTTGGCGTTGGTTCGCTGAGACCCATACAAAATTCGGATCTCGGCGCCGGATTGTGAGTTGTGGTTTTTGATGGGCCACGCACCAGGGCTGAACTCGCGGCTGGTTGGCGTCAGTGTCGGAAAAGCCATTACTCCAGTACGCGAAAATTTGCTTCAGTAAGCACGTCCTTAGCCACAATGCTAACGCCGGTGGAATCGACGGGCACTTCTACGGCGCTGATATTCACCAAGCCGTCTTCGTCCAGTGTGAGCTGCTCCACTTGATAAACGGATGCGCTGGTCTGAAGGCTGAGCAACGTAAACAGACAGCCGCGCAAAGCGGAATCTGTGACGGCGTTGTTTTGGATCGTAATGCGTTGCTCGGTTACAGCACTCGTGCTGGGGTTGTAGATCAGGGCGTCGTAGCTGCCGTTGGCGATAGAGGTGACGCTGACGAGGGTGCCGGCGTCCGTGATGCCGCCGTTGTTGGTGGCGCTGTAGGTGGTGGCTTCGGTGATAACGCGGATGTAGGAACCGGGTTGGATGCCGAGGGCGTCGGGTACGGTTTTGAAGCTGACGGTGTGAGTGACGCGGCGGCGGATGCTCAACAGGAACCGTGCGGTCTTCAGTGCTTGGGCACGGTTGGTGCAGAAGTCAGTTAGATCGAAAGCTTGCTGGGTCGTGGAACGGCTGCCTTCCGCGATGTCGGCCCAGTCGACCAAAGCGGAGGCTTGCGTTGGTAGATCGTTTTCGACGGTGACGCGCCAACTAACCAGAGCACGGAAGTTTGAACGCTGGGCGGCGTCGATGTACTGGACCTGCAAGCTGTCTTGGATGATGTTGCCCGAGGTGAAAATCTGCTCGATTGCGATGGGCGTGGTGCTGATCTGGTAGCTGCTGTCGTAAGGCAGTGCCGGCATCATGCCGAAGCGACCGTTTTTGATCGTGAAGTTGCATAGCTGCAGCGCAGCGTTGTCGTACAGGAACGAGCGCAGGCTGTCGCTGTCTTCCACCACGCCGTCAAAGAAGATCTTGTTGGCGCGTAAGTACTGGGCGGTTGTGGTGAGTGATTCGACGTCGATCAGCTCTGTAGGGACAACATTGCCGACACCTTGGCTCTTGCTGGTCAGGAGGTAGTAGACAAGATCGGCGAAAAGGTTGCTGGGTCTGTTGTCCTGCTCAATCAAGCGGTAAACGCTGATACCGGTTGGCACCCAAGCGCGTATTTGACCGATGCCGCCAAGTTGACCGCTGGATTTAACAGTAAATCCCAGTGTGGACATGCCGTAGTACTCGGCGAGTGTTTCGTTGGAAATGCACTCGTTGACGTAAACGATCTGATGCTCGGGTCCGCTCTCGTTGGACTTGGTCAGCTCCAGATAATGGCTGCAGTCTGAGACCTGTGAGTTTTCTTCAAATACGCGCTCGGCGCTGCTGACTGTGGAGCTGTTAACTGTCGATACAGCTTGAACAGCAGTAACAGCAAAGGCAACGTTGACCTCCGAGTAGCCGCCTACTTTTGAAAAATCGTTATCAACATTTACAACCACCGTAAATTTGTGCGATGTATTCCATGTTCCATTCGCGGACTTTACCGTGAAAGACATGCCGCTCCATATATACGTGCTTCCTTTGTTTGTAGCTAAGTATACATTTCCAATAGTAGAGCCCAGTACGCCGGCTACGGACGTAGCTTTGACAGTGAACACAATTTGCCCGACGTTGGGCTTGTCGATTGTTATGTCAGCACTGTTTTCGTTACCCGCATTGTCACGTGCATAGCCCAGTACAGCAGTGAGCCACGCATTAGTAATCTGTTGTACGCTGCCATTGCTGGATGTGGTGTCGTACTGCGATAGTGCTGATGGAATAGTTGTTTGAGTGGTGGTTACACTGCTGCCTTCTTGTGGATCTGTTACAAGTTCGTCGTTCAAGCGAATGTCAGCAATAGTTATAGTGTCATCGCCGTTAGTTGTGACTCTAAAACCGCCATAGTCTGTGTCTAAGTCTATTCCTAAGATGCTGCCAGTATTCGCATTTAATCGGATAACTCTATTTGTATCTATGCTGTTGATTGCAATATCCGATCCCGTGCGCGGAATAAATCGGTACTCGTAGTATCCAATTTGCTTAGGACGAATACGGATGTAGTTGTACTGATCGACCGGGGCATTACCAGTAACGCAGAAAACTTGCGGCATCCTGCGCCAAGGCTGCTGGGCTTGGCCATAAACCTCAACTGGGCGTACCCAAATAGAAAAGCACGATGTGCGCTCGAAGTACTTATCCATTCGAGGCGTTGTGAGCGTAATGTCCTGTTTATCGAGTTGGTGCAGTTTGAAAGGCGTAGGAATTGCGTTGAAGTTGCACAGGCCGTTGGCGCGGTTCCAGACTTGGCTACGGAGTCCAATTTCGATGACTTGGGCATCGCGTCGCACGGGACGGATGCTTGCCATATGCAGACGGCAGATGTTGAAGAAAGCTGCGCCGCAGTGTTTGTTGGGGTTAAAGACACTACCTTCGTAGCCGCCGAGTGGTTCTTCTACTGTTCTTCTGCCAGCCAGCCCGACAGTTGCTACGCCGGTAATTGCGGTGCATTTAAATGTAATGCGTTGGGTTTGAAACTGTGTCCAAGTGGCGGGGCTTCTGCTTTCAACAACCCACACCGAAGCGCCGATAATCCATTTAGAGCCTATGGCCAACAAATCAGAAGCCCTTGCTCTCCAAGAATCAGCAGAAGCCTTCAAGTCTTTGACATTAACCTCTGTGTCCTTGAAATCATCTTGATTAAAGTCTTTCCAGTTATTACCATTGATTTCGAATGTTAAGGTATCGTTTTCGGCTACTGATACGATCGTGCGATTTTCTACGTCAGCACCGCCATTAGTGCCGCTGTGTGCAACAAACCCCATGCGGCGGGAGTAGGCACGTCCCACACCTGGCATACCGACCTGTAGAATGTCTTCTTTGGGTTGATCGGCGTAGCGATGCAGAACATCAGCATCGGAACCAGCGATCTTGCGGCGGCGGGCTTGAGTTTCTAGGCGTGCGTCTTTATTGTCCGGGCCTTCAGTTGCTGCATAAGGCGCCGAGATGATTTCCCAGTTGAAGCGGAAGGCCGTGCCGTTGTGGATTGGCTCAGCTGTTCCAAACGACGTATCCGCTTGAGGGGTGTAAGCCATGGAAAATCCCTGGCTGAACTGTCCGTCCTCGGTTGGAGCGGTAAAAATCTGGCGGCCAACGGTGCCGGTGGTGCCGTCCCCTTCTATGTGGGTGCCAGCGACTAAGCGTGCTGTCCTTGGTCTATTTTCGCCTAACTGGCTTGACCAGAACACTGCATAGTCGCGGTTGCCGAGGCTGTTCAGCGCTGTGGTGCCAACGCGGATGCCGCCAAGTTGGGGGGCCTCACTGCCGTACTCGCCAGCGACGTAGATGCCTTCAAACGCTTGGTAACTGCCGTAGCTGTAGATGCGGCTCCACACCAGTGCAGGCGCAAGAATCAGACCGCCGGTTAAAGCGCCGTCAGCGCCAGTGCCTCGCTTGCCAAACGGGATGGGGATTGGCTGGCCGTATTCGGCGAGGCTGCTGACGTTATCGAAGCTTGTTGCTTGATTGAAACGAGTGGGGCCAATCTGATCAGCAAGCTTTTTGCCGCGAATTTTGGCGGGTGTTTCAAGAGCTGGAGCTTTTGGTGCTAGCAAAAGACTTACTGCTGTAAGCGCTAAGCCGATTGCAATGTTAGTTGCAATAATTGCTGCTGCACTTTTGGCTGCTGCACTCCCGCCAAATACCGCAGCAGCGCCAAAACCTACAGCAGGAAGAATTGCCTGGATATCAGGTATGTGCTCGTATTCAGCAGGGCGCACATATGTGCGCTGTACGGCATAACGGACAAAAGTTTTATACTCATATTCGCTGCAACCAAGCGCTTCAATTAGCGCAATTTCATACGGTAGGAGCGGCGGATCATAAGACTGCCCACCGGTTTCCAGTCCACTGCGGAAATTAAGGGGTTTATGAATAGGATGCCACTCTGCCATTGGACTCCGAATTCAGGTGGCTTGGCGCCGAACAGAATGATGTCACCATCGTAGGCGGGCACGTCTATGGTGTCGCAGTACAACGCCAGTTCACGCAGGATGCCGCGTGGGCTGAGTTTGTACCAGTCGTCGGCAACGTCTGGCGGGTTTTTGCCTAGTGCTTTGAGGGCGTCGATGACGAGGTGGATGCAGTCGTCGCCGCCGTACTCGTAGCGTCGGCCAATCAGGTGCTCACACACTGATCTGAGCGGTGAACGGGATACTACCCACTTGCCAGCGGTGCAGCCTGCGGCCAGGGATGTTGGCTTGCACAGCGTCAAGCACGGAATTCAGACTGACTTGGATGTTGACCTCATCCCAGCCGCCACTGGAACAGGTGCCCCAATAGGTGTAAAGGGTGCGCTGGACTGCTCCAGTGGAGGGTTCCCAGAGCACCGTGGTGACCTTGGCAACCCACAGGTTATCGAGGGCGTCAACAATCCACGCGCTAGCCATTTTTGTGTTTGCAAACTGGAGTGCCGCATCAAGGTTGTCGCCTTGGAGTGTGGCTACCGCTCCACCAAAGCTGAACGGCAGAAACAAGTACCCGTTTACGTTCTGGTTGATCGCGTAGTTCTGGAAGCGGTATTGGGCTGCTTGGCCGCTGGGGCCAATATCGAGCAGGTGGCCGTAGGCGTATTCCATTAGATGCCGACTCCTCTACGTGTGGCGGCGCTGTTTTTAAGGCTACGCATGGCGCGGCGTTCGCCTTGGATAGCGCCTTGCTGAGCAGCCTGTGCCATGCCGCGTTGGAACTGATCGGCGGTGACGTAATCCACGTTGTTGATGCGTTCGATGCTGTATCGCACGTCGATCGGCGCCATTGTGGCAACACCACCGCCTGCTGCAGTAGGCTCGCCGCCGTTGCCGGGAATAACGCTGGAACCACGGGCGCCAGCGGTGTAGCGACCCATTGCGGTGCGCATCTTGCTGGCGGGGATGACGTACTCGGGCTCGCCGCCTTCGCCGATAAGGGCGTTGGTTGGTCCGGTGACGAAGCCGCCTTCTGCAAATGCACCTGTCGGGAACAGTTTTGTGGTTGATAACGCGCCAGTACCTGAAAGGTTTTTGTTGGCAGTGCCCATTGCGCTACCACCGCCGCTCAAAGCATTGAGGATTGTCTGCAAAATGATTAGCGTCATCTGTTTGGCAATGATTTCAAGTGCCATGCTGATGAACGCTTGACCGATACTCTTAAAAGCATCAGCCAGCGCCTCTTGCGTTGACTTTGCGCCAGTAATGACCTCGCCAAATGCAGTGCTAAATGCCTCTCCGATAGCAGTTGCGCCATTGACGATTGTGTCGGTTGCAAGCTTAATCGGATTAAGCTCTTCTTTTAGTTTGCTAATAGCATCAGTCAAACCAGATGCAACAGTGCCTTCACCATCAATACCAAACTCGGCTGCATCAAAAGCTGCTTTGAAAAGTTTTTCGGCTTCCTCTGCCTGTTTCTTCAGCGCTTCGGTTTGCAGATCAATTAGCTCAAGCCGTTGGATTTCTGTATTAAGTTGATTAAGGTTTGTTTGCTGTTCGGCGTTTTTTAGCTCTGCAATTTGCTTGGCGCGGTCCTGGAAATCAAATTGAATTTGCAGGCGCTTGCGTTCAATTTCTGATCCCTCAAACAGCAACGCTGCTTGGCGACTAAATTGCGTGCCAAGTTGATCGCCAACTTCCAGCGATCGTTCAAGTTCTTGCCGTAATTTTTCCGCTTCACGCGCTGCTTTTTCGGCCGCTTTTTCTGTGTCAGACTCGCCCTTGCGGCCTTTGCCGCCACCACCACCGCCTGTTGTGGGGACAGTGGGGATAGTAGGGACTGTGGGGGTAGCTGCGGCACGCTGAATTGGCGCTGTTTGTATTGCTTTAATTCTTGCTTGGTTTGTATTAATTCGCGCTTGAATTTCGGTAAGCCTTGACCTGTCCGACGGCAGCGCACGCTCGTTAGATGACAATGCTGCATTGTCTTGCATTTGTATTTGCAAGGCCAACGCGCTGGCAAGTTTTTTATCATTTGCTAGATTCTTTTGTGCTGCCGCTAGCATTTGCTTGCGCTCTGCTGCGGTTTTACCTTTAAGCTGCTGCGCTAAAGATGTTGGAGTTCCCGCTGCTTCGCTTTTGCCTGCCGATGTGGAGCTTCCTAGTATTGCGCCTGTTTGAGTTATTACATAGTTAATCCCAACTGTAATGATGCCAATGCTGGCAAGGTTCAGCAAAGCGCCAGCCAGCCCGCCTACGGATGCAGTTGCGGCTACAGATGTAGCTTGCAGTGTTCTTGCGTTGTTGGTATAAAGCGCAAATGCGCTAGCACTTGCTGTTGCGGCAGTACCACTTGCAACAGTTGCGCCAGTCATGCTAGCCATTGCGCCAATAAATGCAGCGCGCAATGCAATGATTGCTTGAATTGCTTTTTGCAGCAGTAACATTTGAGCAATTAACTTGACCAATTCCCCCGCCGTGTTCATCACGGGTTGCGGCACTGTTGCCATAAAATCGGCAAAGCCATTAACCGCTTTGGTTATATCTTGCACAGTAATGACAACCGTTGGTCCAAACGCTGTGCCTAACGCTTCGCTTAGGTTCTTGAATGATGTATCTAATGCCTTGAGCGTGTTCTCAAGGCTTCCTTTCATTGTTTGAAAGTCTGCATCAGTTTTGCCTGCTGCGCTGCCTATTTGCTCAAGAATATTCTTAAAGTCGGAACCATCTTTTGATGCTGCTGCAAATGCACCTCGCATTGCTTCTGTAGGCCCAACCATCCGCGCTGCTGCTTCTTTATCTTTATCTATTGCAGCTGCCAATTCTTCCATTAAACCGCCAAGACCTTTAGTCTGAAGGCCCATCAAGTTCCATTGAACGCCAAGTTTTGCCGCTGCTTCTTGGCTTTCTTTGGTTGGCTGCAATAATTGTGTCAGTACAGCGCTAAGGCCAGTAAATGCCAATTCTGCCGTAGCGCCATTTTTTGTAGCGGATGCAATAAACGCATTGGTCTCATCAAGGCTGACACCAGCCAATGCCGCCATGCTCGCTACACGGCCAAGTTGACTAGTGTAATCAGACCATTCTTGATTGCCTAGCTCGACTGCTTTGGAAATGCTGTCGGTTACTTGTATTGCTTGGCTGCCAGACATTCCATAGCTGTTTAAAGTCTTTACCAAGACTTCAGTTACGGCTTGCGTATCAGCCAATCCACCCACGGCGGCTTTTGTTGCAGCACGTAGAATTTCAACATTGCCAGCAGTATCACTAAAGCCAGCAGATGCCGCTTGATATGAAGCTGCTGATAATTCAGCTTTACTAGCAACGCCTCCGAGTTCTTTACTTAAAGCCGAAAGCGCAGGATTAATTTTGGCTACATCTACGCCAACCGTTGCAAGACGGCGGATATTTGTATCTAGTTCTTTTACGTCTTGGATAACCTTGCTGATAGCAAACCCAGCCCCAAACGCAGCAAGGGCTGAAGACAACCCTTCAAACGCCCGCTCGGTAATTTTTGCCTGCGATTCAACTTGCCGAAGCTTGCTAACTGCGTCGCGGCTGTCGACGTTAATAGCAACGTTGGCGACAACCGACACGACTTACCTACGGCGTTGCTTCATTCTACGATCCTGCTCTTCATTTTGAAGCTCAAAATAGCTAGACCAAAGCAGCAGCTCTTCAAGTGTTACCTCACGGTTGAGCCGGGCTAGCGTGTAACCCAGCTCTTTTGCAACCCCAAGTTGCAGCAGCAGCAGGTTGTCTTTACTTAGCTCCTTTTTCAGTGCTTTTCATATCGGTTTCAGCTTCCTCTGGGTTGGTGATGATGGCGAGCATCATGGCTTGCAGGTCACTGTCAAGCACATCGTTTTTCAACTCAGCAATTTCACCAGCCTGAAACAACCGCTGGCCGGCATCGTCGGCCGCTTTGGTTACCAGCAGGTTCAACGCAAAGCCATTGGGATCATCGCCACCGGGCATCTTTTGTGCACGCTCGCGTTCTGCCATGGTCAGCGCCGTAGCGTAAAACTCAAACGTAGATCCATCGTTGAGTGTTACAACGCGCTTAATTGGCTGAAGATTGGCTGCTTTTTTCAGCCGCGCCAGTGCAGATGATGCCATGCAATAAATGTGGGTGGCCCCAGCATAAG